AGCAGTCGGAATTGCAAACCGACGAAAGCAAATTAAACCAAGTAAGTCGCGATCTGAGCGTTCACTATTGCTCGACGCGGCCCAATCGGAATGCCAAAGTCATCCGCAGTTTAATACTGTTGCTGACTATGTTTTGGCTATGCTTGCTGATGCTAGGGACCACCAACCTGAATATGGATACGCTGACTATTGTCGAGACTGTAATACCTTTTCTCGACGATTTGCTGCAGAAGGTATTCGGTTTGCTACCGAATGCCTACCTGACTTCTTCGATGCTCTTTTGAGCTACTTAGAGTCAGGCAAATCGGTCTACCCTGGGTTTAAAACACCCAAGAGCCAACAACACCCGAGTTTTTTGCAAGGGCTAGTTGGACCGATATATGCAGATCCATGTTCCAGCAAAGCAGTAAAAAATATAGGCCTGCTTTACCAGGTTTGTGTTGCCTTCAAGAAACTAGAAGGTACTGCTAAAGAAAGCGTACTTCGCGAGCAGCTCGCGGACTTTGTTCAGACCGACATTGATCTTTCTAATGTCGACTGGTCGCAGGAATCTGCGAGGGATATTGCGCGCGACGCCAGGAAAATCATTGGCGAAGTGCTGAAAGGGTTAGATCCCTTCGATCCTGAGCAGGCAGCGGACTTTCGTCCAAGGCCTGGCCCCGGAGCAACAAACACCCCAACAAAGCATGCCCATCGATTTCGTCCATGGGTATGGTATGACGAGCTTATGTCCGTTTTCAATCCGGATGAGTGGTTTAGTCCTCCTTTCGCGCCACCTCATGTAGAGGATAGGTGCTGGGGGCAAAATTACCCGCGGTTTACCCGTATAAGCAGACGAAAACAAAAGCGTGAACGAAAATACTTCCACGCTGACCGAAAGCCCACGTCACGATATAAACTTGTTCCAAAATCGTTTAAAAAGTGGCGTGGGATTTGCATTGAGGAGAATGAGGTACAGTGGCACCAGCAGGGCCTCAGACGCGGTTTATATAAACGCATTGAGAGCCACCCGATTACAAAAGGGTTCGTGAATTTTACGTCACAGCTGGTCAACCGTGCACTTGCGCTTGCAGGATCTGTGTACCAAAAGTGGGCGACGATTGATATGTCGTCCGCTTCGGACCGAATTCTGCGTAAGCTTGTGCGTTATCTGTTCGGTGAGAATAAGTCGCTCCTTATGGCGATAGAAGCTTGCTCTACAGTAACGGTTGTGCTCCCAAAGGTGAAGGGCTTTAATTTTATTGAAGAAATGCCCATAAAGAAAATCGCACCGATGGGTTCCGCTATCTGTTTCCCGATTATGGCCCTAGTTCATTTTGCATTAATAAAGGCCATTCTCAATCGCTCCTCGATCGCACGTGTTAACTCCCGAAGTGTATACGTTTATGGCGACGACATCATCGTCAACAGACAATGTGTACAGGCTATTGAAGACTACCTGCCTCTATTCGGTATGAAGATAAACGCCGATAAGAGCTTTAGTCGAAGTTATTTCCGAGAATCGTGCGGGTTGCACGCCTATAAGGGTGCCGAGGTTACGCCAATACGTTTTAAATGTACCATAAATTCTGAGTCGTCCCCGCAACATCTTGCGACCGCCCTGCGTCTCGAAGAGGCGCTTTATTACAAGGGGTGGAGTCGCACGGCGGGTTTAGTTCGGAGAGATGTCCTGAAAGTGGCACGTAAATATGGCATTCATAAGGTGCCGTACGTGAACACTAAATCTCCTTTGTTCGGGTTTTTCCGAAGCGATGGGGATGCGAGGCTTGTGGACTTCGTTATTGACCACAAACGTCGCTGGATACCTGCATGCAAGGCTGGAGAGCCTTGGCAGTCACAACCTCTGAACAAGCACAAATGCAACTCAACTTGGCTATATCAAAAGGTTGCCGTAATTGTCGATAAATTTGACGATGAAAGCTCCTTTCTAGATGAAGAGGATCGGTACCTACGATACCTCTGCCAGGACGGCATTTGGGCATCAAATAAGTACGACGAAGGATACTCCCGGAACACCATGTTCCGGAAAAAGGACGTTATAGAGTCTGGTCTCGGATACAGATGTTGAGACTAGGCAACTAGACGTCCGGGCGAGTGTGTCTTAGGGACGCGCGACCAGGGGGGTTAACCCCCGCTGGAGGAGAC